TGGGAAGGATTTAACAAGTTTGGCGGACATCTCATCCCCTGAGGTAACTTTACCGCAGTATTCTTTAGGGGAACCTGTATTTTTATAATTTTATTATTTAAAAGTTAGGATTGGTATTATTGGTATTAACAGAACCAACATATGAAATCCAGCATTGCAACGCGAAAGTAAGATTTCCAGCAGCTGTAACTCCATATAGCAAAGAACCGGCATTTAATGCAAAAGCTTCTTCAGCTGTAGTATACAGAGCGATAGTGCTAGAACCACCTCCGTCAACAACGGCATAAAATGTAGTGCCATCCACAATAGTGAAAGCAACATAATTACTGTTGGGTGTTTTCAAGTCGAAAAGATTAGCAGCAGTACAGTTAGTATAGGTACTATTAGTGCTATCAATAACGAGTTTATATACGTCACCAGCAGTCCAACCAGAAGGTGTGGTAGCCGCTGATCCGGAAATGTCATTACCTCTGAGTTGTAAACCAGGAACTGCAGTGGAATTAGCAGTAGTGGTTTGATTAGCCAAGCCGAAACTACTGTTATACCATTGAATTCTACCAATAGGTAGAGTCAGCAGACGTGGTGATACTTGCAACTCAGCGAACTCAATCTCGTAATCGAAAATAACATACCCAGGTGAATCAGTAGTACTAGTTTTGGATAATAAAAATAAATTTCCAAAACTGTATTGATTCAAGTCGGAGCTCATACCATAGTCAGTGCTTTTCCAAGTAGGCAAAAGATCCAGTGATGTAGAATGATTTGTCCATTGTGGCCCAAGTACTGTGTTAGGGTCTGACATGACAAAAGGTAGTAATTGTGAACTGGTTTGATTCAGATAAACAGAATTAGCGTTTTTCTGAAAATAAAACAACACATCACCAGTTGAGCTAGTGGCAGAACTAGTAATGTAATGAGCAATAATTTTCTTAACTCTAAATTTCTGATACAACTGCATGTAATTTCTGATTGCGGAATCAGTAAAACAAGCAGCAGTGATAGGAGTTCCACCAACGGTACACCATGTAGTAATACTACCGGAACCTTTGGCTGTAAACATAAAATCACGACCAGTAACAGTAACACCGTTCTTGGTGTTTCTACACGAAATAGAAGCACCTCGAACGGAATTTCCGATTGCAACGGGCGCCGTGTCTATAGTTGATACGGGTCCAAAAGCTGCGGGTTGTGATTTAGTCATAACCCTAGCGCGACTCGCTCTTGCTTTAGAAGCACCTCCAGTGCTCATCTTAGCAAGTGCGCGTGAAATCTTATTAGCGCTCAATTTCATCTTAATTTGTTTCTTATTATTCTTAGGCATATTTACTCCAACCAACCAACCATATGTAAAGTAGCTTAGGAGTAACGATACGTTCTTCTTTTAACCCGTCTATCTCTAGTCTGAGGTAAATAAACACGATTCAATGGAGGGTAGTCTAAATAGCCCGGTCTATAACCAACGTATTGGGACTCGGTGCTATTCAAGGTTTCACCACTTGAACCACCAACATCAACGTTATCATCAATGTTGATTTCATTTGCCGGTATGATTCTACGATGACCATCAGGTCTTTTAGTATAATCGTACGGATCAGGCGAGAGATCAATAAAACCATCTGTATTAGGCGTCTGTGTATGATTAATATTACGTTTAGACACAGAGACGTATTCATCGATAGGTTCTAGATCAGGCATGTGTTCGTCCTTATAAGGATTATACATCATACCAGATAGGGGATCTGAGCTGTAGTATGTTTTAACATCTTCAATGTATTTGTTTTTATTCGTATTCCACTCATTAAACTCATAATTGTTTTTGAGGGATCCATAAATTAAACCTAATACATTGCCTATGCCAGGAACAACACTACCGACGACAAAATCATTGAGGAGATTATGAGCGGAGCGCTGTGCGAAATTGCCATACTTAACAATATCGCCAGCAAGCTCAGGAAAAGCTCCTTTGAGTTTCTTAGTTTCTCTCTCATACAATTCATCAGCTGCTTGACGATGATACCTATCTTGGTACCTAGCGTAAGCAGAATCATGTAAACGCGAGAGAGTATCGAGCTTGGAACGCGGTGTCGCTTTACCAAACTCAACAGAACTCTGAAACTTTCCGTCAGAAAGATACGGACCGGTGTAATTTTCATCACCAATATAAGGTAACGTATAATCCGGTAAATTTTCATATTTATATTTTGACATATTTTACTCCAACCACCACCATTATAAATATACAAACGCAACTATATACAAATATACAACGTGGAAATTTTACGTCGATCCAAGACGTAGCGTATGATTTTACATATCAGCGCATTCTAAACCCTTAGACTTATATCTCAAATAAGCTTGAGTTTTTAACAAGTTTAAGGTGAACAAATGCGGATGAGTTCTCCTGAAATGCTTAAACATGCGCTCAAAGAACGCAAATTTTTCGCGATCCCAACAATAGTTTATCATATGACTAGCTAATGCCATTGGAAGATCATCAATGGTAGTTCGTCTTAAATTCTCTATATGTTTAGTAAATCTTTCAGGTATGTACTGCCATATTTGGTCACGATTTTTATGGAAGGTATGGCTAAAGAATGAACAACCATCAAAGTTGTCATGTCTTTTAAAATCACTAATTTCAATGCCAAGTGCGGCTGCTGTTTCCCTGTACTTCGAAAAGTCAATTTCATTTTCGAAAGTTTGTAAAACATCATCACCTCCAGCCAGTATCAAATTTTTAGGATCCAATATCTCATCGTCAGTAAACCCTAGTCTCATTTTGACTAAAGTGTCGATGATTATTTGCGCCATACTATTACAGAAGATGGTCAACAACCAACCACTCTTCATAGCTCCATCGTGCTTAGATTTATAGACTCGCCCATCTGTGCATCTATAAACAGTATCACGACTAACTTCAGATATCGAATTGCGCACATCAACCAAATATTGAGCGAATTCTTCGTCGCTCATATCATCAGGTTTAGTGGCTAATTCACATATTACATCAGCAAATATATCAAATATATAACCGAAGCAATTAAAATCCCAGTTAGTTTTATCGGACTCATATATAGCATTACCTCCAAACTGTTTAACTAAATGTTCTATGTGACCTGGCAAACTAGGAGTAAAAGCATATATGATCGGCGACTTTTTCCAGTTTCTTATTGACACATCTAACATCTCTTTAAAAACAGCTTGATGCTTAATCATTTTGTGCAGCGGCAGTCCTGTG